AAGTTGTATCTCTATATCCAATCTTTCAAGTTGCGTCGAAAGTATTAGCTCTTGTGCTTTAAATGCTCCACGCGACGAAAATTCATGTAAGCCGGAATTTATAGCAACGACAAAACCACTAGGTCGCGAATATCTACTCTTTATATCTATTAGTCCCATTTTTTCGAGCTGGCGTAAAATCATGTCGCATTCATCTATTGTTATATTGTGCTCTTTTAAATCGTAAACGTCTAAGTCTGTCAGCGATTTATTAGAGGCGATTAGTATTGCTACTATAATATCTTTTTTATCTATTGTAATCATGTCTTTTTTTTTGAATACTCTATTTCTTCTCTATATTTTTTCGTATCTTCTCATTATCTCTTTTTAAGTTATCTACCATTTTCAATAATGCAGGGGTGAATCTATCGGAGGCAGCTAAATGATTTAAAAGATTTTGAGAAATCTCTAAGAAGTCATTATTTACTTCTATCTGTCTAACTCCATTAGAGATTGTTACTACACTCGCTTGTTCTTTTGATAATAATATCTTTGCGGCAACATCGCTGAAAAAGTATGGTTCGTTAATAGATATTGCATGTTCAACCATTGCTTTTAAACAGATTGTTATTCCTCGCAGATCATATTTTGATAACTGAAATTTCAATTCGATATACTCTGCCTTATATAGTATTTTTTTCGTAGAAATTTCACTTTCATCTTTTATTTCTTTTATATCCTTTGCAAAAGATTTGCTGACTTGCTTCACTTCATCTTTAACCTTCTTATCTATTGCAATCACATTCCAAATCTGCCATCCGATTAACATCGTCACTAAAAGCGATAAAATCCCTACTATCGCCCCGATATAGTCCATACCTAATTCCGGCGCGGATGGCAACGAAACGCAAATAGCGACAACGCTACATATAATTGCAGCGATCGACAAACAGTTGTTCCAATATGATTTAATCCAGTTTTTCATGTTGTTGTGGGATTATTCGGGTTACTCAATAAGATAACCTGTTTCTTTATCTAATTCAAATTCTAGCTTTTCTTTTTCTCCGTTCGCAAATGTTATATTAGCAGTTACTGAAATTGAGTTATTCGAAGTATATGACGTATCCCAATCATTGACGATGAAATCATTATTATAAGTCTGAAACTCAAATTTCCATAAGTTCTTTTTCGGTTCTCTTATGTCTTTGTATGTGATATTATCTTTGATATATTCGAAAGGGGGATTGATATCGTAATATCCTTTTGAAATATTAATAGTATGAAACATATCTAGTACTTTCCCTGATGGATATTGGTTTGTTATCAGATTAAATTGCCCATCATAAATACGTGATTCGGATATACTTGCTTCTGGATAGATTGTAGAGTTAGCAGTAAATAAAAGACTGTTTTCAAACCAAAAGCGCATCATTGTAGGTAAAAAAACAATATTGTTAAATGTTTGCTTATTAATTACATCTTTCTCAATAGAATAGAATTTTCTTATTCCCCAAAAAACGATCCCTCCATTGTCTGATAAATTGAGAAGTAAATAGAATGTATCTTTATATTGCAAAATATTATATATTTGAATATTAGATATTATAATTTCCTTTTTTTGCCCATATTGTAAATCTATGTATTGCTTTCTATCTGTGATTTCATCGGATATTGTGAAGCTAAGATCTTTTCCTTTATAAGCCTTAACTATATATTTATTTCCTGTAAACTCAATATAGCAATCAAATCCATTAACTGATTGAGAAATTTCGGGTTCGTTTTTATTGGAATTATCATCAATATAATTTTCTATTTCTGTATTTTCGTTACTGCATCCCATAAAAGATAATACAAACACAAAGTATAATAGCTTTTTCATTTTGTTTTGTTATTAGTGTTTTTAAATCATTGTATTCTTTCTAATGCTTAATTTAACAAGCGCTAAAGCTCGAATCTTATCAATTCGTATATCTTTAGGCTCGTGGTGAGTATTATAGCTAACTAGCTTTATGTATCCTTCCTTTTCGGAGCGATTTACGTATTTAACGGCTAAATAGTCGTCTCCTCCTAGATCGAAAGAAACTAAATACATTTCTCCATATATGACGTCCGAGAAATCTCTAGTCTCTTTATATACGACAATATCGCCCGATTTAAGAAGCGGATACATACTATCTCCATTGACATATACGGCTCCGTCACATTTCGGCATATTAGGAATGCTTATCTTTCCGAGTATGTTTTGACGTTTGTTGTCGAAAAGGGTTCGTAGATTGGCGGCGGCAGTTACATCATACAATAGAACCTCTTGTTCGTCTAACGTTTTCTCGACAGCTTTTGGTTCATTTAATATTTGAATATTAGGATTACTTTTTATCATTTCTCCTTTTCCAGTAAGTAGCCAATCAGATGATATGTTTTCGCATTTTGCAAATATTAAATCGTAATCAAGCGTATCTCTTGATAGCCATGAACTAATTGTTGATGGAGCTACACCTAAATGTTTCGCAAATACTGATGGCTTCCCATTGCTATAGTGGGTTATTATTGCCTCTAATCTTTCTTTTTTGGTCATAATTTGCATTTTGAGAAATAAATTCGCAAAACGTTTTGCATATTGCGAAATAAAATCTATCTTTGTCGCATCAAAGTTAATGAATGAATGAATAAGTAACAAATAAAACGAAGGAATTATGAAAGCAACACCAATCAAACCAACACGAAAGAACTTACTTGATTTAAACGTAGGCGATCCAGTATTCTTCGATAAAGACAAAGAAGATACCGCAAAGGCAACGGCAAGCCAACTTAAAAGAAAGGGATTAGCTCTATTCAAAACGAAAGCAACCGAAACAGGAATCTATTTAACACGACTACAATGACGACAGCAGAACGTTACAATGAGAAACTAGCGAATGAAATCAACCGAATTTATGACGCTACGAGAGAACTAACCTTTAGTAAAAATATGTCGGCGGAAATCGTCGGAGGTCGCCGGAGGTTGGAGGATTTAGTAGGACGCGGGAAAATCGCAACTGATAAGCCAACCGCACATCAACACGGTAAATGGAGGTGTAAAGCGTCCGACGTACTTAGATACGCTTATAGTGAAGAATATCCAAATTAAAACGAAACATTATGTTAACACTCAAACAAAGTCCTATCGCTATCATCTTAATGCTCCTAGCGTGCAGCCTCGCAGATGGCGACCCGAAACCGGGTAAACTTATCATTGCACTTCTGATCGTGTTTCTAACGATTATCTATGTGCTAGTCTGTAACTATATAAACGTAAAAAGACATGGCGGCGAATCATCAATGTATCGGTAACTGTCGAATGTGTACGGTGCTAGGCGCATGTCCTGCTGATACTCTAACTTGCGAAGATTGCGGCGAAGAAATCGAACCGGGCGAAGAAATCGAGATAGAAGTCGAAACGTATGAACGCGGCAGACGCGGTACGAAAATAATCACTGTTTGCGCTCGCTGTTATGAGTCGCTTTATCAAGGTGGATCGGATAATTTTTAAACAAAACAATAAAACCTTACGGTGTATAGGTAACTGTATATGAATATGGGTACAAATAATAACTCAAAAGGTAGTGAAATTGGTTTTTGCGGGCTTCTTACTATTGTTTTCATTGTATTGAAACTCACAAATTGTATTAATTGGTCTTGGTGGTGGGTAACGTCTCCCTTATGGATTCCCATAGCTATTTTGATAACTGTAATTATTCTCGTTTCCATACTGAAAGCAATATTTAAATAACCAAACAGCACGATTATGACACATTGGAAAACTCAATTCAATTATGACTATCTAGGCGCTTACAGCCTACCGGACGGAAAAGATATAGTTCTCACCATCCGTGAAACGAAAAGAGAACAGGTAGTCGGTGCGTCTGGAAAGAAAGAAGAATGCTTCGTTGCTTACTTCTTCGAGAATGTAAAACCGATGATCCTCAACCGGACGAACTGCAAAACTATGACGAAGATTTTCAAAACACCGAATTTCGAAGAATGGATAAACAAGCAAATTCAGATTGGCGCGGTGATGGTAGACGCTTTCGGCGAAAAGGTTGATTCGCTCCGTATTCGTCCATTCATCCCGAAAATTGAAAACTCATTGCCTACGGTTGAAACTGGATCGGCGATCTGGAAAAACATTCTAGACGCATTGGCGGGCGGCTATACAGTTGCGCAAGTCCAAATGAAATACAAACTAACAAAAGAACAAATCAAAGAATTAGTAGCACATGAAATCAAGTGAACAAAAGGAATTTGAATGGAAAGAAAAGAGATGTGGCAAAATAACAGCCTCTACGCTTCCCGATTTGATGAAAGCGGGCAAAGGATGTCCGTTCGGTAAAGCCGCGTTGGATGCGATGTATTTAGTACGATACGAGCGTAGGACCGGGATGATGCGAGAAAACGGAAGTGCAAAGGCTTTTGATTGGGGGCACGACAACGAACCGTTAGCGGTTGAGTGGGTACGGAGTCAATTAATGAACGAGATCAAGTCGTGTACAACCGATTTTTACGACATTGTTTTCAATGAACCGTTTGAAGGGTTCGGAGATTCACCCGATTTCTATGTGTATGGATTCGACGGGAAAGTTATCGCTCTAGGCGAAATCAAATGCCCGATGTCGCAGGGTAAAATCGAATCTTTGCAATTCGGGAATACCATCGACGAAAAGGACGAATATTATTGGCAGTTCCTCGGTCATTTTCTCGGTCGCCCGGACGTAGACAAATTGTATTATGTCATTTATGACGGCTATGTAAATGAAGGTCGAATACTTGAAATGAATCGCGCCGATCATGTGGAGAATATAAAGAAACTCTATGACCGTATCCGGTTAGCTAGTGAAATGATAGACGAATCTATTCGTTCCGGTCTGGATTTACTTGATTGTGTCGATAAGGCAAAATCGGTCCTAGAATTAAAGATACAGATCGAAACGTTAAAGCCGGATGCGAAAAACAGCGTACCGATCAAAAATCAGATTTATAAGCTACGGAAAGAAATACGCAAACTGACAAAGAAATAACCGTCACAACACTAACACAACACGATTAATCACATTTTTTATAAACGCTTTAATAAACACGAAATTATGCACAATTGGTTTTTAACAAAAATCCGTTACGAGAAAGTAATGGAAAACGGAATGCAAAAGAAAGTAACAGAACCGTATTTAGTAGATGCGCTAAGTTTTACTGAAGCAGAAGCGCGAATAACCGAAGAAATGACTCCGTTTATCTCCGGTGAGTTTACAGTGTCCGATATTTCCCGCGCACATTATAGCGAGATATTTACGAGCGAAGAAGATTCTTCCGATAAATGGTATGCCGGACGACTCGCTTTTATTACGGAGGACGAAGTAAGCGGCAAAGAAAAGCGGACTTATACGAATGTTCTGGTACAAGCCGCAGACATTCACGACGCAATGAAGAAACTCGACGAAGGTATGAAAGGAACGATGGCGGATTATTCTTCGATTTCGTTGAAAGAAACGGCGATTGTAGATGTCTACCCATATGGAGTAAAGGAGGGAGAAAGTAAATGAGAAAGATTCTGTTTGTTTTAATGGCTCTTTGCCTGTTCTCGTGTGATCGGAATGGATTAAATAACCATTTGGTTAAAGACGCCAAAGGCAATGTCTATTTTTTAAGAAGTATTTCGGGCAATGGATACCATGTATACAAATGTGATTCCCTTGCGGCTGATTCTCTTAAATTCTAATAATAAGCCGGGTGAAAGTCCCGGCAAATCGGATAAGTGGCGGAATTGGTAAACGCTCCACCCTAGTGCGTGGAATTGGTTCCGATCGTGACGGACGTTCGCAAGCGGTCTGCGACAAATCTCGGTTCAAATCCGAGCTTATCCACATTCATAAACCAAAATAAAGACATGGCAAAGTATAACAATGTAAAGATAGAGGGATACGACTCTAAAAAGGAGTATCGGCGCGCTAAGGAGTTGAAACTACTCGAAAAGAAGGGGATTATAACCGGATTGCAAGAGCAAGTAAAATACGAGCTTATTTCGCCCCAATATCGTTTCTATGAAGTGCAGGGAGTGCGGAAGATGCTGCGTAAAAAGGAACTTCTAGAACGAGGCGTTTACTATATCGCAGACTTCGTTTATTATCGAGATGGCGAGTATGTCGTTGAGGATACGAAAGGAGTTCGAACAAAGGAGTATATAATCAAACGGAAGCTCATGCTTTACGTTCATGGAATCAGAATAAAGGAGGTATAAAATGGCGAAGAAAACAACACAGGTACACAAAAGCGATTGCCGGACGTGTCGGAACGGCGGAGAAGAAAAGAACTTTATTTGTTATTGCTCCGTCCTTAAAGTGGGGCGGTCCATAGGGATAAGGATTTGTAGTTATTATGTAGCGCGATAGACTTTATAAGTGTGATGAATATAGACGGATATACGCTAACTGAGAAGATGAGAAAAGCGAGACGACGTTTCAGATTTACCGCCACCGAACAAGCCCTATTTTACGAACTAGTGGCTATTTGTAACGGCGAAGATTGGAGGGACGTTTTCGATTGCTCGAACATTGAACTTTGTTTTGCGCTTAACGTGAACGAGAGAACACTTGTAAAAGCTCGCGAGTCTTTGATAAACGCAGGATTGATTTATTATAAATCTGGTAAAAGTAGACGTGTTGTTAGTTCCTATTCTTTTGTGAAGGAGTTTAAAACTACCGTAATGACTACCGTAAATAATACGGTAGATAATACGCCCGATAAACCAACCGATAAGAGGGGAGATAAGACAACCAATAGTACTACCAATAGTACGGACTATAATAAACTAAAACAGAAACCAAACGAAAATATACTCTCTAAAGTCTCTCATGGAGATTTTGATTTTATATCTAACGAGTTTTTAGAGACGTTTATTCTTTGGCTTGAATACAAAAAAGACAGACGGGAAAATTACAAATCGGAAAAGTCGCTTAAAGCGTGTTACAGCAAATTAGTGAAATTGAGCAAAGATAATCCGGCGATTGCATCTCAAATCATAAATGAAGCGATTGCAAATAATTGGGCGGGATTCTTTGAACTGAAAAACAATAAAAATGAATATGGAAACAAGAAGCAAACAAACTCTACCGATAGCGGCGATACTATCATACGGACTACCGTATTATGATGAGCCGATAGAAATAGGGAAACGCCCGGAATGGTTTAAAGCGTGTTGTAAGTACGTTTGTCCCGGTTTTAAGATTGACGACTCCAATAAGAACCTAATGAATCAACTCTTTTTGTATACAGAAGGACGTGGTAAATTAGATACAAACAAAGGGCTATTGTTGAGGGGTGACATTGGGACCGGGAAAAGTACTATCATGCAGATTTTAAACCGATACGGGTATTTCACACGTGGCAAAGCGAAGGGCGGTTATCCAGTCGGTGGTTTTAGGATAGACTCGGCTTCCTTCATTGCGAATAGCTTTTCAATGCGTGGAAAGGATGCGCTAGAGTTGTACACGTACAACAACGGTGCGCCGCGAATGATTTGTTTCGATGAACTAGGACGAGAACCAATCCCGGCGAAGTATTTCGGCACTGAGTTGAACGTGATGCAGTATATTTTTCAATGTCGGTACGAGTTGAGACATGAAGCGATGACCCATGTAACGACAAATCTAACGATCAAGGAAATACAGACTATTTACGGCGCGTATATCGCGGACCGAATAAACGAGATGTTCAACGTTTTGGACTTGAACGGAGCTAGTAGAAGATAATTAAAACAATGAAACTATGCGAAGAAGAAAAAAGAAATTCGTCTATTTCAAGAAAATTCCGGTTCGCGTTGATCTGGACCAATGGCGGCGACTGGACAAGATCAAAACCGACTACCATTTCAAGAGTACATACGAGATCATGCAGTACATTTTAGGCTGCTTTCTCCGGGTTGCTGATCCGAAGCCCGACGATGACGAAGAAGAAGTATTACCGGACGAAATCAAAGAAATGTTCTATGATCTATCAGAAGCAGAACGACATTTCGAGTATGTAAAACCAAAACGGAAACTACCACAGTACAAGGTGGACGAAATGCACGGACAAAAACGATTAGAAGGATTTTAATATGATTAGAAAACTATCAAACACAAACTATTTGCACGACGTTCCCGCAGAGCGGACCGAAGCAAATGAACGGAATCGGAAGTATATCGACCGATTTGTTTCAGAGAATTATAACGGCTTAGTTGCCAAGTTTTCACCTTTAGACGGCACGATAAATTCAAGCTCATACGGAGCACTCGACAAACTAAACGAAACGATCCTGTCACTTTACACTGATCCAGATTTGCACTTTTCAAGTTGGATCGAAGCGAAACAGTATCTATCGAGTAAGTTTACAGAAAAGGCGATCCGAGTTCCGGTGAAGAAGCCTGTAAAAAACGAGATAGGGGAAAATGAGGATGAGTTTATCAATGACTAAAAAAGAAAAAATAATGAACTTCTTATATGTGCGGAAGAATATTTATTTTCCATTTATTTTGAGTATTTGTTTCAATTCTTCAATTGTTAAAATATATTTTTTATCTCTATGGATCATACAATGACAATTGGGGCATACAGGAACTAAATCTGTAATTGGATTTACGGATTGTTCACCAATTTGGGAGAGTGGATTTATATGATGTACATGGATAAATTGACGTCCAATTTCTCCATATGTTTCAAAGAAGTTAAATCCGCATACAAAACATGAATATCCATGAATATTCAAAGCTTGTTGCCGTAATTTGGCGTCTCTCTCATAACGTGTGGACTGGAAATATAGTTTTCTTCCTTCTATATTTGAATAGTTGGGTGGTAAGAATAGATAATCATCATTTATTTCATTAACAAAAGATATAATGTAATATGTGTCGGATATTTTCTTGAATTGTAATGACGGGTAGTCTAAATCATTTTTGTTGTTGTAATTTGGATATAGTTGCTTAAAGATATTTCCTAAATCTGAATTCCAAAATATCTGTGATCTCTGGAATCTTGTTTTATCTATAACAATATATGATTCATATTCTACCCCTTTATAATTTAAAATGATATGTAGTTTCTCTCCGGATGATAAGTTATTGATATTCCAATAATTTCTGGTTGCTTTAGGAATACCAGAGCCATTGTATTTAAAGAAACTCCAATCAGCTTTCTTAATGATTGTCATTTCATTGATTATCTCCCAAGAATTGAAAACTTGATTTTTCATTGTTTAATATCATATTTTTTGAATTTACAAATATATAAATATAAAATAAATATCATGGCAGTATTTGAAGAAATAGTATACTGGAGTATAGTGCGATGTATGCGCTAAGGTATATATGAACGAAGATTCCGGCTTTACACTTTTTACTGATACAAACTCAATAAGTAAGGGATAAAATGGAGTGAAGATTCTTAAGGATTATCAACAAATCAACAATCAAGGTAGAGAAACAAGTATTGGTTTATTGGTTCTATCAACTTTAAACAGATATGGATATTGATTTATTCGAGCTGAAATTTGCCCGCCTTTAATAGGAGATAAATCCCTTTTCTTATACAATTGGTCTTTGTTGATTATATCTGCTATATCCCGACAACTTAGTGGAGTACCCGCTTTTTTTAATACTTGAATAATGGCATCATGTAAATTCATGGTAACTAATTTTATTTTTAGCAAAAATAGGTAATTAATATAAGAAGAAAAAATTATGGCAAAAATTTATGTAGCAAGTAGTTGGAGAAATGTATTTCAACAGGACGTTGTAGATATTCTCCGTGATTTAGGACATGAGGTTTACGATTTTAAGAATCCCCCTCATGGTAATGGTGGCTTCCAATGGTCTGATATAGATCCTAACTGGCAGAACTGGACAACAGAACAATATCGTGAAGCTCTTAATCATCCGATTGCACAAAAAGGATTTGATTCGGATTTTAACGGTATGAAGTGGGCGGATGTCTGTGTTATGGTTCTTCCTTGTGGTCGATCGGCGAACACAGAAGCCGGATGGATGAAAGGTACAGGTAAAAGGGTAATGGTATATTCTCCGAAAAAGGAAGAACCGGAACTTATGTATAAGATATACGATTTTGTGAGTGATAGCATATTTCGTATCAATGATGAGATAATTGGAGTATAACAATAAAGAAATGAATCAAGTACAGAATGAACCAAAGTACTACTATTCGCCTCGCTTCCGACACTTCAATATTTATCAAAGAGAGTCGGACGGATCAGCGACGAAGATTGACGATGCGATAACACAAGAAGAAGCGAGACGTAAAGTATATAAATTAAACGGGTGGAATTACAAACCTAAAAATAACACGGTGAAATGAGTAAAGTAAAGCAGTATATCGAACAAGCCACAAACGAGCGCATTCGCTCGCGTGGCTTAATCCGAAAAGTCGCAATCGAAGCGGCACGGATACAGAGAGACGAAACGAGGCGGCAAGCTATCGAAGTGTATAAACAAATGTGCCCGTCAAAGAATTGCAAAGGTTGTGCGAGTCGGATACATAAGCAGGAGACGCAATCGACTCGATGCGATGGAGATTGCGCACGGATTAGGTTACTTATTAACGGACTAGACCGGATCGAAGCGCTATGAGTAGAAACCCGCATTACATTAAGATGATTAACTCGGTTCGATGGAAACAGCTTCGAGCCGAGAAGCTACGAAACAATCCGATTTGTGAAGTGTGCGAGGCGAACGATCTAAGCACACTCGCAACGGAAGTGCATCACAAGACACCTGTTGAATCCGTACCGCATGAACTCGGAATGAGGCAGCTAATGTTTGATTATAACAATTTGCAGAGCCTTTGCCATGCGTGCCACTCCGAGATACATCGGTGTGCTTTTAGTCATTCGAAAGAGGCGATTCAGTCGAATAATCGGAGGGCGACGGAACGGTTTGTCGATAAGTTTTTGAAATAAATCGGACTATTTTTATATCAAATGTAGAAGATTCTTGTATTTAACCAGTATTATTTACAAGAATCTTTTTTATATTTGTAGTATTATTAAATTTAATATTATGGTAGCAACAAAAATAAAAGAAGCAGGGCAAACAGGTGTTAATGAAAAAAAGAAGTGTGGAATAATAATGCCTATTGCGGAAACTCTTGGTTATGCACAAGGACACTGGAAAGACGTGTATAAAATCTTATCCGAAGCAATAGACAAGACGGAATTTGCTTCACAATTAGTTAGTGATGATGATGCAATCGGGTTAATTCATGATAGAATTGTTACTAATATTTATAATAATGATATTGTAATTTGTGATGTTAGTTCTAAGAATCCAAATGTAATGTTTGAGCTGGGTATGAGACTTGCATTTGATAAACCTACTATTATAATAAAAGACGAAAAAACCGATTACTCTTTTGACACTGGCGTAATAGAACATTTACAATATCCTTCTTCATTAAGATTTCACGATATTAAAGAGTTTCAAACTACTTTGACTGAACGTTTAAAGGCTACTTATGAACGCTCTCAAACTGAATCAGATTATTCTCCATTTTTGAAAAGTTTTGGTAGAACGTTAAAGGCGTCCTCTATAAAGCCTAATGAAATAACAGAAGGGAATTACATATTAGATGAACTTGCAAAAATCAATAGAGAGTTGTTAGCATTGCGGAAACTGTATACGGCTTCACCGAATTTACATTATGATGATATAATAAAGATATCTTCTG